ATACGTTGAATTCTATCAATTGTACGAGCAAAACGAATATCTTCAGCTGCTAATGTTGCTTTACCAGTTAAATCTTTTTCGTAACCCATAAATGCTTTAGGTACTTTAAGAGCGGCAAATAGTTTATCTCTTAAATAAACTACGTCTTCCATTCCAGTATAATCTAAACCTTTAGTAGTTTCAATTTTAGTAGCACTATCGTTGCCACGAACAGGAATATAAAAATCTTCTAACATGTTTTGCATGTTGTATTTTAAGTTATATTCACCTGTTTGTTGATCTACATAAGGTGTTTTTTTCATTGTAGCAATAGTCTTCTTCATGAAGTTTTCTACTTCATTTGGAGGAATAGAACCTACATTAATATAGAAAATACGTTTTTCTGGTGCACGAGAGATCCTATGAATTAACATAGCATCTTCCATTAATGAATATTGTTTGTATAATTTACGAGCTGGTTCAATATATGAACGTCCGTAAGGCAAATAGTTTACATCTGTAAGTAAACGGAAATGTGCTATTTCGTAGTTATCAAAATATATTCCTGTTGTGTCAGGACTAAATTGATGTGGAACACTAAATTGTCCGTAACCACCACCCACATACCCATCCGGGCTATATTTAAAACGAACAGACATTGGGTTATCTTTATCCCAACCTTCTTGACGTTCCATATGATATGCAGTGTATGGTAAAACATTATACACACCAAATTTTTCTGCAATTTCTAATTTTAAAAAGAAATCACCGTATTTGCACATTTGGCGAGTCCAAGACCATAAGTTAAATTCAATGTTTAATACGTCATAAAACAAGTTATAAAGTATTTTCTGAATGTCTTCGTCTGAGCTGCGGATTTGGAGTACTTCTCCCATTTCGTTTTTTAAAGAACATTCATCAGCTATAATATCAAGAGCAGATGCTATAATAGCATCGTTGTCCATAACATCATAATCTGAGTATAGTTGTGTTCTTAAGTATTGATAATTTACGTTTAATTGTTGACCGTAAAGTGAAGAGGCGTTTGCTGAGTAGATACGGTTGTATCTGTCTAATAATGAATTTGTTTCATATCGACCACTCCTTTGAATTGAGTCAGTGTCAATTACTTTAATTTGATTACCACCTTCGTTACGAATAATAACGTCAGTTGAAAATAATCTTTTTAGTCTTGAAAATATACTTACGTCTGCCATAGGTTAAATTATAATAGCCACCCTAAATCTTCGGTATCATTTTCACCAGTTTTCATTACATATGGATTATCCATACCTGATGCAAAATAAGCCCCCTGATATGAGGATGGTTTTTGTATGTTATTTAAAGTTGCTTTAGTCAATTCTATTCCTTGTTGTCTATATTTTAATGCTGTGTCACGAACATACATAGCAATGCTATACGACATTACCATATCATCATTGTACCCAGTTTGTGCTTCTGCTCTACCATTTTTCCAAACAAATACTTTCATTTCTTCTAGTAAACGTCTATCTCTAATGAGTACACTATGATCTCCAAAATACTCTCTACCTTTATTAATTACTAATGGTCTAGTTCTTAAAGACATAGTAAATCCAGGTGTCATTTTGGATGTATCTTCGTATCTACTAAAATACGAATCAGAATTTGCGATATCACTTTTAGGTGAATAGTATAGATTTCTATATCCTCTTTCTTGAATTGAGTCTAATGTAGACCAACCAATATTATTGTTTTCAACTATAAGTAATGCTTCATTATATTCAGTAGCTATACCACAAAGTAAATAACCAAATTCTTTAGGTGGCAATTGTCCTTTATAAGCTGCTACTTGAGTGTTTGTTTCAATGTCAAATATATGAAATACAGAAAAATCTTTTCCATCCCCTCTAGCTACGTCAGCTACTACCATATAATTTCTAGTGTAATCTGGGGATTCCCAAACCCATAAATTTTTATCTACACCCCTTCTTTCTACAGGTTCTGATATTGTAGTAGTTGAATAATATTCTATGTGTTCAGGATAGTATACTACGTCACCTGAAGTTGTAAAATCACAGTCACATTCTTGTGCTGCTAGTCTAGGGTCTTGTAATAAATCGTCTTGTTTTTTTCTCCAAGCTTCATCTCGTTCAGGATGAACCATCCAAGGTAATTTAATTGGAAGAAAATCGTTTTCTTGAGCTTCTGCTCTTACCCACGTTTGGTGAAACCAATTACCCGTACCAAATGGAGTAGATAATACAATAGCCCCACCACCAGTGGCTAATGTTTGTTGAGCAGAGGCCCATATCTCAGCTATGTTTTCAATAAACGCAGCCTCGTCAACTAACAACAAAGATACTGCTTCAGATCGACCAGCATCGCCTGCTGCTGAAACTGCTTTAATTTGAGAGCCGTTTGCTAATTTAAGTGATAGTTTATTATTTTCAGAAGGTCTTTCTCCTCCTTTAAGCCATGTAGGTAAGTTATCGTACATAAATCTTACCTTTGTAACCATGTTTTTAGCAGTTTCTTGTTTAGTTGCTAAACATAACACGTTTTTATCTTTATGGAACATCATCAGCCATAAAGAATATCCTGCGGCTAATGTTGATATACCTAACTGACGTGATTTAAGTACAATGTTGTACGGATTATCTCTCCATAAATTTAATACTTTACCTTGAAATGGGTATAAGTTAAATATAATTCTACCACGAGTCGGGTGCTGAATGTAACAATATTTTTTCATAAAGTGTGCTGGGTCTTTTGCACACTTGATGTATTCTTCTCTGATTATTTGTCTTAAATCTTGACTCATATAGCTAGAAGCAGACTTAAGATAATGCAAGTTCCTCCTACAATGTAGGATACTACTTTAGCACGTTTATGTTTTTTAATATCGTTTTTATATAATTGAATTTCTTCGTCTTTATTGTCAATAATTTGAGTATAATTTAATTCGTTTTGTTTATACAAATTAATTGATTTATCTTGCGTTTTAATAACGATATCCTGTTTTAAAACAACTTTATCTAAGACAAGTATAGAATCACGAGTGATTCCAATTTGAGTTTTTAAAAAGTCACGTTCGGTTTTTACTAGTAAAGCGTTTTTTAATGCTATACAAGGAACGCAACATTGCTCATCATTTGAAAGCGTCTGTGAATTCGCTAACAACGGACTTAGCATCAAGATTATTAATACGATCGCGTTCTTTATCATGTTTATTTTTGTTTTGTTTACTTTTTTCTTTTAAAACTTCTAATTCTGCTTTATCTTTTTCTATTTCTTCTTTAAATTTTTCAGCTATAGAATTGAGTTCTAAAATTTGGGCTTGTTTTGCTTTAATATCTAAAGCAAGTGAATCGTTTTGTTGATTTAACTCTTTTAAACGATCTTTAATATTTAACGTTTGTTTATTTTGGAATACAAGTAAAACAAATAGAATAGCTATTACAATATAAGGAACTATATTTTTAAGCTTACTCATATTACTTTATTAAGTTATAGGTAATATCACCTAATTTATATCCAGTCAAATATGCTTTATTTTCAGGTCTATTAATAAGTTTCTTTAAAGCCTCCAATTTAACTTTATACATAACTGGGTCTTTAATTTTTTTAATCTTTTGTGAAATTTCTTTTACTTTACTAATAAATTCTACTTGTTTAGGATCTACTTTAGGAGCAATAGAAATACCTTTTGCAGCAGCAGCTATATCTTTATCGCTTACTGGTTCTTCAGGTACCGATTCTTCTTCTTCTGGTTTTTCGTAGTCGTCTACTGGTTCTTCATCTGAATCTAAAGTAGGAAGTTCTTCGTCTGTTTCTGGTTCCACTGTTGGTTCAGGTTCAGTTGTTGCTGCTTTAGCTGGTTTAGCCAATACTTGAGCAAATGCTAATTTTTGGATAAGTGGATTTAATTTTGAATCTATTGTAATACCCAATGCTGCTCCTAATTCTTTTTGTGTTAAACCATCTTCAGATCCTTCAATAGCGGCTATTAAACGACCTTCAATAGTTTCAGGACCATATAATTCTTTAGCTAAAGTTATTTTAACAGCATCACCTAATCTAATTTTATTAGGTATACGAGCCATTTCTTCAAGTTCAGATTCTTCTAATTCTACGTCACCACCGGCATTTAAATCTTTAATAGCATTAGTTTTAGCATCTGCTTTTAATGTATTAAATTTAGGATCTTTTGTTATTTTTTCTACTGCACCTTTACCGGCATATGTAGTTTCTGTTAACTCATTTATAATTTCTTCACGAATAAATTCGTATAGTTCTTTACGTTTCATTATATGGTTTAGTTATAAATATTACAAACTTAGATAAGATTTGAACTGTTTAATGCGATCCTCGACCGATCCCGATATAATTCCGAAATTTTTAATATTAATTAAATTTTCAGAAATTAAAGTCCTAATTGTACGTTCAATTTGTTTGCGATATATTGCATCTGTTGTACGAACATTGTTATCTTCTATACCAACACCCTCTGATGTTACATGAAATATCCAATCGTATTCAGGTATAAAGGTATGAGCATAATGTATAAATGCTGCTTTATGTTCTAATTCAATTGATTGAGCATTTTCTGTAAACGCCATTACATCAATAACAGTACGATCTGTTATAATATTTTCTTGAATTAATTCAGAACAACGTTCTGCTAAAAATATAGTTTGACCTTTTAATGTACTATCTGTGTTTAATGGAATACCTAAATCACGTAAATATTTACTACGTTCTGTAGCAAATGTATAGTGACTAAATTCAGGTAATTCTTTGATAGCATTAACTAATGTAGTTTTTCCTACACTTACTGTTCCACAAAAACCTATTTTCATATTAAAATCTTGCTTTAGCTGTTCCTGATTTATACCATGGTAAACCTGACTCAGCTTTTTTTATTTTTTTATGTTCGTCTTTAGTATATAAAATACCGTTTAAATAATACTCTTCTGTACCATCAGGATGAATTACAGCAGGACCATCTGGGTTGTGTAATTTATTTCCTTTAATGTAACGAACAGTACCGTCTGTTGATTTAAGACGTTTAATTTGAAGTGATGGATCAATATTCATATAACCTTATTTTGTATAAATGTATAAGTATTTTTCTTGTGAGCCAAATTACTCTCCAGATAATACTCCTAAGTTTTTAAGACTTACAATCTCAACGCGAACTTTTTCTCTTGGTTGGTTTAATGCGTCAACGAGATTGTTTAAAGACATACCAGCTTCACCAGCGCCCTGTAATGCATCTATTAATTCTTCAATCCAGTAACCACTATAAAGTTGTTTTACTTTATTTGCCTTTTCAGGATTAACAATTGTAATACCTTTAGCGGTACGACCCTGTTTAGCTTCAGCCATTTCTTTGGCTACTAGTTCACGAATTAATGTAGATAATTTATCCATTTTATTATAAATATTAGAATCCTTCGATGAAATCTGGGTAGTCTTGTTCTTCCATGTTTATAAATATTATTTAAGTAAAGATTCTGCTACATAAATACCATGAGCTCCACTTACTGTTATACCACGAGCTGATAAAGCATCACCTACAAAGTGTACATTTGGATATTCAGTTAATGATAAGTCATTGTAATTTACAAGTGGTTCAGGACTTAAATATTTTACCTCAGGTACATATATTCCCCAATCATCACCAAAATTAAATACTTTATTCATTTGGTCGATAAAATTTTCAATATATTCAAAATAACCATTCATTGTGTTTCTTACACCATCTAAATTATCAATTTGAAATGCAGTTACATCTGTACCTTCTGATGTTTTAGATACTATTCTAGATGGTGAATAATATAATCCTTTACCTCCAAACTGTAATTTATTTACTATATCACGTGACCATTCAAATGGATTTTCAATACCTTTAATTTCCATTAATATACCAAAATTAGTCATATTATTGCGGTATTCTTCACCTTTTTTAGCATGGCCATTGTATGTTATGTCTCCATAAGTTTCTTCAACTGCTACATATGCAGCATTGTTGTTTGTACAAAACGAACGTAAAGACACATTGTCGAACTTTTGATATAACTTAAAATCGTAACTTACATCAATTAATTTTTGAAAGTATTTTTGTGGTGCTTCAAAGCGGACTCCCAACTGCACACTTTTTTGCTCAGTAGGTAAATTATATTTTTGAGCTAATTTAGCTGAGAAGTCAATTCCCGCTTTTCCTGTTCCTACAATACATGTATCAAATTTTATTTTTCTCATATTAGTTGTTTTTATATTTCCATTTATAACCAAATGCTGTTTTTATTTTACCTTTACAAGCTAAATTTATAC